TACCCAAGGCAACCGACGCAAGGGCCAGTGTGGCCTTCTATGCCGGCAGAATGATGAAAGCCCAGGGCTCCACGAAATTCTACCACAGCAAGGCCGAGACCGACCCGCTATACCATCGCAGCCTCGTGAACTTCGAGCAGTACGGCATTTGCCTGCCATTGAGCGAAACGAAGTGCCGCGCGGCAATCGTGAGCGCTCCGGCCGCCTAAAACATAAACAACGTGAGAAAGATTAACAAAATAATACTTCACTGCGCCGCGACCCCCGAGGGCAAGGACTACACCGTGGCGGATATAGACTGGTGGCACCGCGCCCGGAAATTTGCCGGGATAGGCTACCACTATGTGATCTACCGCGACGGGAGTGTCCACCCAGGGCGTCCGGTGGAGCAGGCAGGCGCGCACTGTAAAGGGTATAATGCCAACAGCATAGGGGTGTGCTACATAGGAGGCTGCGCCGCCGACGGCGAGACCCCCAAGGACACCCGGACAGCGGCGCAGCGCGCCACCATGGAGCGGCTTGTGCGCCAACTGCTCAGGCAATACCCCGGGGCGACAGTGCACGGACACAACGAATTTGCGGCCAAGGCATGCCCGAGCTTCGACGTGCAGGCATGGCTCAAGGCCACAGGTATAAAACGATAAGGCATGAATGAGCGGCGAAATAATAACTATCATAGTGCCGGCGCTTGTAGCGGCAGTCGCCACCCCGATAGGGGCCTGGGTAGGAAGCCGGCTGATGCGTGCGAAATACCAGGCGGAGGTTGAACAACTGCGGGCGGAAATGAAAGACAAGCTCGCGGAGGTAAAGAGCCACGAGCTGGAGAACGTGCGCAAGGCGAGCGACATACTCATGGAATCGATAGTTCCGCCGCTACGTGCTGAAATAAACAACCTGAGAAATGATGTGCAGAGGCTTAACACGGTGCTGGAGCTTATATGGGGCTGTCCTCATATTGACAACTGCCCTGTCAAGCGGGGGCTGCTGCTCCCACCGGCCGAAGTTCGGCAGCCAAAAGGCGGAATGCAGGAGTGCAGGAGTGGCGCAGTGGCAGAGTGGCGCAGTGACGGAGAGCCGGAGCGCGAGCGGGCGCGGGACGACCCTGACGAGCCGGACGGAGCGGCAGGGGGTGACGGTGACGGAGGTTGAGATCTACGCCGACCCCGAGCCCGGCGACAGTGCCGGCACCACCCCGAGGCTGAAAGCCCGGATAAAGCAGCGGCACGGCGATGTAGAGAGACAGGACACCCGGCAGGCCGAGGCCGAGCGGGCGGAAGCCGAAGCCAGGGCCAAGAGTGCGACGGCCTATGAGGGCGGCACGCTTGACGAGGTGACGGTGACGGCGACCAAAGCGCCGGGTCTGCGGGAGCGGGTAAAACAGGGCGCGGCATGGGCCACGGCAATAATGCTCCTGGCAGCAGCCGGGTGGATAATATATAAATATCAAAAACGGAAAACGACATGAGCAACGAAACGAAAAATACAACCGTCGGGGGGACAGCCCCCGAGGTAAAGGCCGAAGCCACTACCGGCAAGGCAGAGAGCAGGGGCAAAAAGGAAACGAAGCCCAAAGCCGCGCCGAAAACCGGCGGGGCACTGGAATCGGTGGGGCGTGACGCCTGCAAGCGCCACGGGCTTGCCGAGGTATGGGTGACAGCCGACGGGCAGAGCTTCCCACAACAGGGCGACGCCAAGGCTCACGCGGCGAACCTTAACGACAGACAGATCCTAAACGTAAAAGCGGAATGAGCACGAGCCTGAACATAATCCGCCAGAACGGCAACGTTCCCAAGACGCTGCCGGGCGAGGACCACATAAGCGGCATAATGGCGTATCTGCCAAGCGCCGAGGTGCCGGCAAGTTTCAAGACCGAACGCGTGCAGCCGCTCAGCACCATAGAGGCGGCCGAAGCGGCGGGAATCACCGCGGAGGCTGAGAGCTGGGGCGTGCGCGTGATGCACTACCACCTGAGCGAAATCTACAGACTGAATCCGGCCGTAATTCTCTACGTCGGTATATTCGACAGGCCGAGCGGAGGCGCGTACACCTTTGCCGAGGTCAAGACGATGCAGAACTACGCCGGCGGCAAGCTGAGGCAGCTAGGCGTATGGTGCGGCGACAAGGCACTGGAGCAGGGCGACGACCTGACAACGCTGCAAGGCGTGGCCGACAACTTAGAGGCGAACAGCCGCGAGCTGGTGATAGCCTACGCGCCGAAGGTGGAGAGCGTCACGGGTCTGAGCGACACCCTGGCCGGCGGCAACAAATGCCGCGTGTCGGTAGTGATCGGACAAGCCGGCAGCGGTGTTGCCGATGAGCTGTACCGCGACAGTGGCAACGCCGGGAAATCGAGCGTGAGCGGTCTGGGCGTTGTAATGGGCCTGCTCAGCAGGGCTAAGGTGCACCAGAGCATCGCGTGGGTCAGGGAGTTCCCTACGGGCATAAACGTTCCGGCGTTCGGCGACGGCACGAAGCTGAACGCTCTGGACCCGGCCGTGGTCAGGAAGCTGGACGACGGGCGCTATCTGTTCTTTGTGACGCAGGAGGGTCAGAGCGGCAGCTACATGAACGACAGCCACAACATGGACTCGGCCATTAGCGACTACGCGTCGATAGAGAGCGTGCGCACAATGGATAAGGCCGTGCGCGGCATACGCACCTACCTGATACCGGAACTGGGCGGCAACGTCTATGTTGACCCGGAGAGCGGCAAACTGGCGAGCTACACCGTGAAGCATCTGGAAACAGTGGCCGGGCATGCCCTGGAGGATATGGAGCGCGCCGGGGAACTGAGCGGCTACAGGGTTGAGATTGACCCGGAGCAGGACGTGGCTGGCACCGGCACGGTGGAAGTAGTGATCAAGAACGTGGCTTCGCCGGTGATGCGCCACGTCAAAGTGAAAATCGGATTCGCAACATCAGTATAACAACAGGGAGAGAGAAAGGAAATGGCAAGTGTAATCAACAACGGCATACCTTTGGTGAACGGTATGCTTTGCGGCTGGGCAGACATAGTGGTGCTTATTGGCGGAGTGCCCATTACGGGCATCATCGGGATAGAGTATAACGAGAGTCAGGTCGTCGAGAACAAGTGGGGCGCGGGGCGCTACCCTGTTGGCCGGGCAAAAGGTCGCATAACATGCGAAGGCAAGCTGATCCTCTATATGGAGGAGGTGCATGCGCTGGAGGCACAGAGTCCCACCGGCCGCATTCAGGACTTGCCCCCGTTCGATGTAATCTCGCAATATCTTCCGGACAGCGGGATAATCAAGACCGACAAACTGCGCAACTGCCAGTTCTCGGAGAATCCGCGCAAGTGGAAGGAGGGGGACACCGGGCAGGAGGTCGAACTTCCGCTGGTGATGTCGCACATTGAACGGAGCTGAAAATAATGCGCAATTAGTAATTCGCAATGCGCAATTGGGCATTGTCAATTATTCATTAACGAACGATTAAACACCAATTAAAAAGCCTTAAGAAGATATGGAGAACGAACAGAATAAAGGAGCCCTGAGCGGGCATGTAAAGACTGACACGGAACTGCGCGCCAAGGCCTACGACGGCGGCGTGACTGCGGACCAGGTGGAGGCGTGGAAGCGCCAGCACCGCAAAGCCTACCGCATTGACATTGTGGACGGCGAGGACACCCATGTGGGGTATTTCAAGCGCCCGGACTTCGCGACAATCAAGGCAATCACGAAACTGGCCAAGACGGACGAGGTTGAGGCGGGCAAGGTGATGTTTGACAACTGCTGGCTTGGCGGCAGCGAGGAGCTGCGCAAGGATGCCGTGCTGTTCATGGCGGTGCAGGCACAGCTCGGCGCGGTTCTTAACGGCTGCATGGGGTCGCTAAAAAACTTGTAGAGGCGCACACCCTGGCGGACGGGGACAAGGAGGACACGTTCGCCAAGGGGTGCGCCCTGATACGGGCGAACCTGCACGTGGATACCGATAAGGTTGCAACGGAGGAGGAATGGGCGGCGCTGTATGGCGAGGCCCTATGGCTGGAACGCTGGCGCAACCGCAACAAAGCGGAGGTTATAGCGTCACTGTTCGGCAAGGGCAAGAGTTAGAGCCAAGGAAGGCGACCCTTTCCGGGGTTGATGAGGAGCTGCCACAGCACCCAAAAGAACCAACCGACGTAATAGATGAGGCCGATAATCAAAAGAACCGATACAATTGTAGCAATCATAGCTTTGCAGTCGCTTAAGTAAACTGTCACAAATATACGAAAAAAATCCGGAATGGCGAGCGTTTTTGACTATATTTTCAACATAGGCGGTAATTTTACCACGCAGATGAACGGTATGGCCGGGGCGGCGGGTAACTTTACGGCTCAGGCAGCCGTGGCGGAAAACGCGAGCGGCAAGCTGACGTCTGCGCTTGCAAAATTTTCGTATGCCAAGGATGTGGCCCAGAACATGGCCTCGGGGCTTGACAGTCTGATGCAAGCCGGGATAAGGCTTGACAGCCAGATGCACGACCTGAGCGCGGTTGCCGGCGTGACCGGCGAGGGGTTGAAACAGATTGAACGCTTTGCGCGGGAGAGCGCCAAGGCTTTCGGCACTGATGCGAGCGTGGCCGTGGAGGGTTACAAACTGTTGCTCTCACAGCTTAGCCCTGAACTGGGTAAATATCCGGAGGCACTGCGCAGCATGGGCGACTGCATACAGACGACAAGCAAGCTGATGGGCGGTGACGGCGTGGCCGCGGCGCAGGTACTGACCACGGCGATGAACCAGTACGGCGTGAGTCTGGAGAATCCGACGGCGGCGAGCGAGGAGATGGCGCGGATGATGAACGTAATGGCGGCGGCCGGTCAGGCAGGATCCGCAGAGTTACCGGCAATCAGCGCGGCATTGCAGCAGTGCGGTATGGCGGCCAAGGCGGCGAATGTGAGCTTTGAGGAAACCAACGCCGCAATCCAGGTGCTTGACAAAGCCGGCAAAAAGGCGAGTGAGGGCGGTGTTGCGCTCCGCAACGTACTGGGTCAGCTCAGCAAGGGCCGCTTTGTAGAGAAGCAGGCGGCCGAGGAACTGCAAAAGGCCGGCATTGACGTGACGGCATTAGGCGACAACTCAAAGACCCTTAAAGAGCGCCTCGAGATGTTGAAGCCCATGCTTAACGACTCCGCCCTGCTGTCAAAATTCTTTGGTGTGGAAAATGCCAATGCGGCGCGCGCATTGATACAAGGCACGGAATCGCTGCAAGACTTTACTGACGCGGTAACCGGCACCAACAGCGCGACCGGGCAGGCAGCGGTGATAATGGGCAGCTACGCCGAGCGGCAGGCACGAGTCAACCAGAAAATCGAGGACTTCAAAATCAGCGTGTTCCAGGCCACGGGCGACACCGCCATCTGGGCGGGTACCATAACCCGGCTGCTTGTTCCATTTGCCCAAATATTGCCGCTTTTGGAGGGCGTCGGGAAAGGGCTGGCACTTATCAGACTGATTAACGCAAAAAAGATTTTCACAGACATACGCAACGGGGCTGACTCCTGCATTACAAGTATGCGCGGCCTGATGACAGGCATATATCTTAACGTCGTGACTTTGGGCGGTTTTAAGGTGATGGCGGTAAATGCCTGCCGTGCCATAAGCGCCGCAATCATGAACATTCCTGTTGTCGGCTGGATTGCTGCCGGTATAACCGCGGTTATCGCCGTTGTGCAGTTATTGTGGGACAAGTGCAAGGGTTTCCGCGTGGCTATGTTTACTGCTTTGGAGTTATTCAGCCGTCTGGGCGAGATTACCGTGCAATATCTGCAGATAGCCTGGCAATGGATTGTTGACCTGTGGCATAAGACCTCCGAATGGGTAAGCAAGGCCATCGCTGGAATAGTCGAAGCCTATAACAGGGTTGTTGACTTTTTCCGAGGTCTGTGGCAGTCAATAGTTGATGGCGTAATATCGGCAAAGGAACGGTTTGCGGAGTTCATCAACCGGGTTCAGGGTGTTTTTGCTGAAGTTTATAACATAGTAGCGGATTATGTCTCGCGTATATGGGACAAAGTTGCCGCAGTTTTTGACAAGGTACGCGACAGATTCCGCGATTTCATCAAACCGATAACAGAGGCTTTCGGCAAAGCCTACACCGTAATCAAAGGGTGGTTCGACAATCTGTTCGGCAGAATCAGTGAAAAAATCAGGACCGGCATCGGCTGGATTATTGACACATACAACAAAATCGCTGCTGCCCTTGGTTGGGAACAAATCAAAGAACGCGGTCATAAGCGCGGCGAGGAAAGCTGGGCAAAGGATCATCCGGGCAAGAACGACAGCAGGACGGACGCCGGCTCAGCGCTTCCTGGCGTCACACCTGTCACTGAAACGACAGGCGGCAGTACCGGCTCAACCGATGTGCTGGGCAATACTCTTGCCGGAGCTTCCGGCTCTTCGGGCATCGATGGTGGCGGCAGGATTAAAAATATCACGATAAGTGTTGAGAAGCTTATCGAGAATCTCACGATACATACAGCGACCATGGGCGAAAGCATGGACCGGATGAAGGCGGCAGTGCTCGAGACCCTTATGGGCGCACTTAACGACACTCAATTAGCGACAGACTGATATGGCATTACAGATTCAGGCGCCGGGGAAGGCCGGCTCATTCATACCGACAGCGATAGATCTGGCCGGAGCCAGCTGGGGTCAGTATCTGGCGAAGCGGCTTGTGAGGTTCAGGAGTCTGGGCGAAGGCCCGGACCGGGAGGATATAAGCGGACGTGAAGTGGGTCAGCCGATAACGGAACCGTCGTATTGGGAGGGGCGGTGGGTTCTGTGCCCGCTGCGTCTGGAGCGTGAGAACGGGGAGGGGCAGACGTTTGCGGACGCGGTTGCGTCGGTGAGCAGGGAGCGCAGGATAGTGAGCACGCCGCTGACAGGCAGGGCGGGGACGGTGAAGGAGTATGTCGGGGAGGGGGACTGGGCAGTGAGCATGGTCATAGGGCTGCAGCGGAACAGCGGAGGAGTCATTACGGACGAGTGGCCGGGAGATGAATTGCGGGCGCTTCGGCGGCTTCTGGAAGCTAAGGAGCCGCTGCGGGTGCATTCGGAGTTTCTGGACGCGATGGACATAGGGCGCGTCGTCGTGAGGAGCTGCAGGGTGCGTCAGATGACGGAGTCGAACTATCAGGTGGTGGAGATCGACGCGGTGAGCGATGAGGACTACGAGATATTCAGCAAGGATTATGAGCGCCCGCGGGAGGAGGCGGAGCGATGAGGGGGATATTGATAGACGCGGCGACGGGCGACCTGCTTCTGGAGCGGGGGGCGATAGCCGTCGGCGACAGCGAGCTGCAGACGGCGGAGGCGGTTGTCGTGAGCATGCGCGGGGAGCTGAAGGAGCACCCGCTGCTGGGCGGGGAGGCGGGTCGGCTGCGCGGCGGGAGCGTGGACGTGATGTGGGCTGGAGAGGTCAGGCAGATGCTGCGGGGCTGCGGGGTCGGGTGCGAGCGGGTGAGGCTCGAGGCGGACGGTACGATAAGCGTGGAAAGGTAAAAGAGAAAAGGCAATAGAGAATGAGAATGACAGTGAGGGCGAAGGAGAGGCAGACGGTGCTTGACCTTGCGTTGCAGGGCGGCGGGCGGCTTGAGATGGCGATGGCGCTTGCGGCGGCGAACGGCTTGAGCGTGACGGAGCGTCTGGAGGAGGGGCAGGAGCTGATGGTCCCGGAGCCTGCAGGTGAGGGCGACGCGCGCACGGTGGCCCTCTACCGGTCGCGCGGGGTGGAGCCGGCGACGGAGGCGAGCGGGGCGGATATGAGGGCGTGTCCGTACGGGGGCATCGGGTTCATGGGCGTTGAGATAGATTTTGAAGTTTGTTGAACAGGAATTAAACAGGCGTTAAAGATGGCACGGAATATCAGTGAGATAAAGATTGAGATGGCGCGTGAGCTCATGCGCAATGAGTCGGCGGCGGAGCTGTATGGTTTTGAGCCGGGGACGGAGTTCGGGTCGGTTTTTGGTGCGGCGAGCGTTGAGAACATACTGCTGTATGTGTGGGCGGTGTGCGCGTGGGCGGTGGAGCAGCTTGTGGGTCGTCACCGGGAGGAGGTGACTGAGGCACTGGGGCGGCAGATGGCCCACCGGCCGCAGTGGTACAGGGAGAAGGTGCTGGCATTTATGGCCGGGAAGGCGCTTGAGGCGGACAGCGACGTGTATGACACGGCGGGGATGAGCGGGGCGGAGGTCGCTGCGGCGCGTGTGGTGAAGCACGCGGTGGCGACGGAGAGCCGTGACGCGAGCCTGCTGACGATAAAGGTGGCGGGGGATAGCGGCGGGGAGCGCCGGCCGCTGACGGCGGAGCATGAGCGGCAGCTGCGGGCGTATATACGCGAGGTGAAGGATGCCGGGGTCAGGATAAAGCTGGTGAACATGGAGGCGGACACGTTCAACTGCAAGGTTGACGTGTATTACGACGCGATGCTGGAGCAGGAGGCGGTGAAGGAGGCGTGTGAAGCGGCGATACGCGGGTATATAGAGAATCTGCCGTTTAACGGCGAGTACACGAACATGGCGCTGACGGACCGTCTGCAGGGAGTTGAGGGCGTGAGGATAGTGGAGCTGCGCGAGAGTTCGTCGCGGGCGGCGGAGGAGAGCCTGACAACGCGGATCAACGCCCGGCTGACGCCTGCGGCGGGTTATTTCAGGCCGGGCGATATAGTTGTTGACATGATAGCGTATGAAGAGCAGGATTGACCGTATATATGACGTGAACATCAGGCGGCTGGCGCTGCTGACGCTGCCGACATGGCTGCGGCGGCCTCTCGTCGGGGCACTGGTGTATGCGGGGGTGAGTCCGCTGGGACGGCTCGTGGGGGAGCTGCGCGGGTTCAGGCGGCGGACGGGTTACAGGATGTGTCACAACGGCCAGGTGTGCAGGTTGCGCGGGGCGCTGAACGATGAGTTCGACCCTGAGCAGCGGCGCATAGGGATAGAGGACTGCGGGGAGGAGCCGGGGCGCGTGGTCCGGCGGCGCGCCCTGGGGCGGTGGGTCATTGTGCCGCGGCGGGGCAGGGGCGCTGCGGCGGTGATAGTCCGGGCGGGCTTCGGAGGCACGGGCGGCTATGATTTCCGGGTGACGGTTCCGGCGGCGCTCCGTCCGGCAGTGGCGGAGGCGAGGCTGCGGGCTGTAGTGAATCTGTATAAACTGGCGGGCAAGCGCTGCGCCGTAATTTATAAATGACAATGGAAAAGGCAAAGATCTTAGGTAATTTTCTGACTCAGGCGGACATGGATTTTCCGCTGGACTGCGAGACTCTGGAGAACATGCAGGGACTGGCGTGCATGTGCGCGGTGGTCGGCAATGTCGCGGGCGACAAGGCGGTGCTGCATGGTTGCGAAGCGACGGCTGACGGGAGCGTCAGGGCTCCGGGTTATGTTTTTCTGAGGACGAGGGCGTTTCCGGAGGGTGAGGTGCTCTATTGGGAGGGCGGAGCAGTCGGCGGGGGTATGCATGTCAGGGAGGAGGCCGTGCGTGTCAGGGCGAACAACAAGGAATATCCGAAGGCGTACACACGCCGGAGCCTGGCTCCGGGGAGCGGGGATGAGAGTTACGGCTGGGACGGTTTCACGGAGCTGCGTACGCTGGCGGAGCTGCGGAAGGATAACGATGAGCTGCGGGCGCGTCTGGAGGGCATGAGGCTCCCTCCGCTGGGGGTGATAGAGCTGTGGGCGGGGGTGCAGGTTCCGGAGGGTTACGTGCTGTGTGACGGCCGGGCGTTGCGCCGGAGCGATTATGCGGCGCTGGCGCAGGCTCTCGGGGGCGTGTTCGACCGTGCGGCGGATGCGGACGGCAACGCATACGGGGCTCCTCCGGAGGGCTTCTTCAGGGTCCCGGACCTGAGGGGACGGTTTGTCGTGGGCCGTCATGACAGCGATGATGATTACGGTACACCGGGGAGCGCGGGAGGCCTGAAGAGCGTGGCCTTGAGCGTGGAGGAGATGCCGGCGCACAGCCACGAGGCGAAGCTGCACATTGCGGGGTCGGATGACTGGAGGTCGGGGGGTAGCCATTCGCCTGATAACATGACGATGCGGACGGCGACGACGGTGTATGGGACCGGGAGCGCGGGCGGTGGCATGGCGCACGAGAACCGGCCGCCGTATTATGTGCTGGCGTACATCATGCGGGCGAAGTGAGGGGGAATGGATAATGGAAGTCGGATTTTTTAATTGAATTGATAAGATATGGCAATAAGGAGCAAGGAGACGCTGAAGAGGTATTTCGGCAAGGGTATGTTCCCGACCGCGGAGCAGTTCGGGGATCTGATAGACAGTTTCCGACAGAGCGGTGAGCGGCTGGCGATGACGGATGTGGGCGGTCTGGCGGAGGCGCTGAACGGCAAGGGGGATGCGAAGGAGCTCAAGGCCGTGAGGCAGGGACTGGAGACGCTCGCGAGGACGGGGCTGACAATGGACAAGGGCACGTATGATTCGCTGATGAGGCTGCTGGGGACGGAGCCTGTCCACCGGTTCGCGCAGGTCGTGTATGAGGACGAAGGTCTGGGGGCGGATGAGCTGAAGTGCAGGGACGGCGACATTGTGCTGTGCATCGACAGGAATGGCATGAGGCCGTCGAAGGTGAAGGTGGCCATCGCGGTGGGGACGGCCACGGACGTGGTGTTTTATGAACTGCCGGCGGAGGAGGATGATGACAATATGTTGTTCTTTCAGTATTATACGGGCGATGAACTGAAGTGGAGGAAGAGTGACAGGCGGTGGATTCTGCGGCCCGGGTCGCTGTTTACGGGCACGATGGATCCGGGCGGCGTGCCACGGTTGTATGTGGTCAATCCCGATGGTATGCCGGAGCGGCTTATCGAGGAAGGGGACATCTTGCCTCTGTGGGAAGGTCTTGGGAATCTGCACTATCTGGAGGAGGAGTTCGAGGGGCGCGTTTCATCGCTTGAGGAGAGCAGGGTGACGCCGCAGACCTCATATGCGGGGACACCACGGAATTATATTTATTCCGAGCCGGGGAACGAGAGTCCCAGAGCCGTAATCACAGCTAAAAATACTAAATTCAGACAGGGCAGCGGCAAGCTCCAGCTACAGCTGGGCGAGTGGTGCGGCGACCGGGACAGCGGACGCTGGTGGTCAAGGGATGTCCCGGGGGCCACCACCCAGCACGACGGGGCGATGTCGCGCGACGTGTTCAACCGGCTGAACACCGCGAATATCCGTGAGTCAGCGGCCTCGTCAACAACTGTCACAATCAGCTATCCCAACTATGCGAACGGCGGAACACCATTCACGTTCACACTGAATCCGGCCACTTCGGCGCGTGCGGGTGTGATGACTGTTCCTGACAAAATCAAGCTGTCAAATGCCGGGGTGTATGCCGTGGAGGGGGCGAGCCGAAAGGCTGTGAACGGCATATTCTCGCTGACGACGGCAAGCACCGACGCGGAAATCAAGGCGGCGCTGACCGAGTATGAAACCAAGAACGTGCTTAAGCTGTCCGACCTGCAGTATTGCGCCAAGTACGGCTGCATGCTGTATGACCAACAGACGCGCGGTTTCGTGCAGGTCGCAAACAGCGGCGGGGGCAACTTCTTCAACTTCATTGAGCTGTCGTCGCTGGATTTCCGGTATATGCCGTGCATACGCTTTGTGTGCATCAAGGCCGAGGCTGACGGCACGTTCAAGGTGACGCGTGCGGCTATGGAAGAGCGCATATGCTACAAGTCGGAACTTGACGCCCTTGCAGGGCGCGTTGACGCGCTTGAGGCGCAGCAGACGGCAAATCAGTAAGTAAACAAGGTGTGACGATATTTCAATGACATGATGAAACGCGGTTCTGACTGACCAAGCGCGGAGGCACAGAAAAAGCCCCCGGCTTCATTTGCAGTTTTCCTACGACATACAAACAAAAGCACCCAAAGGGAGCAGCCGGGGGCAAAAGCCTTTGACTTCCCTTTGGGTGTTTGCGTGATATGTCGTAGGAGTTGCAAAGTTAATAATTTTAAGCGGAATGACCCAATATGAAGCGTTAAAACTGAGCGGCGGACTGATTGAGAGCCTGGAACTGGCAGGCGTTGACCCCGGCGATCACAAGTATCTGCGAATGTTTGAGGACTATCGGGAAGCTGAGCGGAGCGGTGAAAAAGTCGTGTATGTCGTGGCTTGCCTTGCGGCGAAATACGGAGTCAGCGAGCGGACGGTTTACAGCGTGGTGAAGCGTCTGGGAAGCGACTGCAAAGCCGTTTCAGTTGGAAGCAGCGACAAAACGCTGTGAGAGCCACAGAAACGGCCTAAATTTGCGCCGAATGAAGCAAAACAAGTATTACGCCATGCTCGGCAAGATATTGCAGCACGGTAAACGACAGAGCAATAAAAAGGGCGACATAATTTATCTGCTCAATGAGCAACTGCATTTGTCGCCTTATGACCTGCTGGAGATATTCGAGGGTCACAACATAGCACGCAAGAAGCTGCGCAATGAACTCAGCCTGTTCATGCAGGGCGAAAGGGATTTGACACGTTACAGAGAAGCCGGGATAAACTGGTGGAATTATTGCGGGCAAATCCTCATAAACAGTTATCCGACCTATTTTGAGAAGTTGCCGGCTTTGATAGAGCAAATCAACAGGGAGAAGCGGAACAGCAAAAATTACGTGCTTTTCTTAGGCTCAACAGGAGCGGAAACAAACCAAGCACCATGTTTAAGCCTGATACAGTTCCAACTCGACGAGGGTGAACTTGTTTTGTCTGCCTATCAAAGAAGCAGCGACGCAAATTTGGGTTTGCCTGCTGACATTTACCATTTATATTTGATAGCGCGACAAATCGATGCTCCGTTGAAGTCGATAACACTAAACCTCGGAAACGTTCACATTTACGCGAATAATATCGAAAACACGCGCCGTTTGTTGGCTGGCGCGGAAAATGTAAAATTTGAGCTGAATGTGTAGCGGAAAGTCAAAAATATACATGTCGGCTCCTTTGCCGTTTATGGGGCAGAAAAGGCGGTTTGCAAAGGAGTTTAAGGAAATAATAGAGAGACTGGAGGGTATCGATACGATTGTGGACCTATTTGGAGGCAGCGGCTTGCTCTCGCACATAGCCAAACGCACAAGGCCTGAGATCCGGGTCGTTTACAATGACTTCGACCATTACGATAAACGCATAGAAAATATAGACCGAACAAACAGACTGCTGGCTGAAATAAGACCTCTGTTGGTGTCTGTGCCGGACAACAAGAAGCTGCCTGACGGATTACGCGCAAAGGTGCTTGAAATTGTCAGGGAACACAGTAAAAGCGGTTTTGTGGATTATATAACGCTGAGCTCCTCGTTGCTTTTTAGCGGCAAATTCGCTACAGACTACGGAGAAATCGCCAAACACACGATGTACAACGTCATCAAACGGAGCGATTACAATGCAGCCGGATATTTGGACGGACTGGAGATAACGCATGAGGATTACAAAGTGTTGTTCGCACTCTTCAAAAATGGTCAGTTACAGATATGACATTAAATTACTGTTGATTTTCAGCAGTTTACAAATCTACAACCCCTAAAAGTAAACCTGATTAAAAAAATAAAAAAATTCAGTGTGTGTAAAGGTCAGGGGGGCGAGGTTAGGAAGGCTTCACTAATAAAATCTGACCCCATACCCCTTTACCTGCTTCTTCTATCTTAGTCAGGGGCTACCTTCAGCCTTCCCTTCAGGCATAGGTTCAATTAAAAAAGGTGGATAGCCGAAGCTACCCACCTAAGACCTTCTAGCAGACTGTTATTAAGCAGTCTGTTTGGCTGCCACCTTTGCCTGAAGTTTATCTATCACAGCCTGAATTTCTTCGGCTGTCATAGCTTCAGCACTGTCTGCCACTCCCTGAAGGAAGATAGCAGAAGCCTGCTGTTCTATTTCACCCAGCAAGGCTGTAAGATTCTGCTGCCAATTAGCAACAGACTGAAGGAAGGCTGTTGCCCCCTTCTTTACCACTTCCGCCTTTGTGGTGGAAGAAAAGTGTCTGCCGAACAGTTCACACTGTTTCTTTCTGTCACCCGAAAGGGCAACATCTAGAAGGCTCGCTGCCTCCACAGCTTTAGGTTCTTCACTGGTAGCAGGTACAGCTGCACCTTCTACGTTGTTAGCCACTACAGCTGCTTCAGCAGCTACTTCCTGAATCATTTCTTTCTTTTCCATTTTACTGGGAATTAAAGGGTTTATAATAAAGTTAATTGATTACTCTGCTTAGAGTGTTCCAAGTTCATCACTAACTAAACTATACTTCTTCAGGAAGTGGTGCAAAGGTACAAAAAAATCCTGACCCCCACAATAGGAATCAGGATATTAACCTAACAAATACAGCTAATTAGCCTTATTTCGCCTTATCTTCTAGAATCTTATTCACTAACTATTCTATCTATTCAGTAGCTGTAGACTTAAATTCACCTAGCTTATTCCTGAAGTAAACACTAATACCGAATATTCCCCCTGCCATAATGAAGCACTGGGATATATAGATTAGTGTTCCTGAAGCAATAGTGTAGGCATTTAAGAAGAAGGATAGGAAAGCCATAATAATCCCTGAAGCTATCAGGATTATAGCCATCACATACTGAATTTTATCCTTCACACCTAGTTCTTTCCACCTTTCTTTCATTATATTCTGATTAAGTTGATAATAGACAATCTAACCACTTTTCACCGTCTGAAACTATTCTGTGGCTATGCTTATAGCACTTCAGAAGCCCCCTATAAGTAGTTCCCCCTGCTGCCGTTGTAATAGTGCAAGAATCATTATAGCCAGTGTTTCCGTTGTAGGCTATGATATTGCCCTAAGCATTTGTAGTGGTCAAAGAACCGCCTGAAACAAATAAGTTATCAGAAGCAGACCTATTTTTAATGATATAAGATTTTCCTGCACACGTTGAAGCAGCAGGAAGCACTATAATAATGCTTTGAGTAATTGACTTTACCACTAACATTTCATCTAAGGGGCTAGCCATATCTATAGACCCTTTATTACTTCCTGAAGAAAGGTCTGAAACTATTCTAACTACATAATCATTTACGCCTATCCACTTAGCTGAATTAGTGAAGTGGTGAAGGATATTAGCACCGCTGTATTTGTAACTGTCAGGTACTAATCTTTGCAGACCTTCAGCTTCAGTAATCTTCAGACCTGCCGAAGCACCCATTTTGAACACTATAGAATCATTTCCTATAAAGGCTATCTTCCCTGCACCGAAGTTAAAGCCAAAGCCATTATAGGTCAGATTTCCGAAGGCATTTAGAGAAACTTCGCAAGCTAACATACAAAGAAGTTCAGTATATCCACCTGCTGTTCCAGTCACAGTTCCGTTAATCCTTATGTAATATTCACCCTGACTGGGGGCTGTATAGTCTAGAATAGCAGCCTTACTTCCGTTCAGGGCTGAAGTACCCTGATAGCTGAACTGACCATTAGAAAAAGAAGTGCTTATAGTTCCTGCTGCTACCTGCCCACCGCCTTTCAGGATTGAAACAGTAAGGTTAGAAAGCCCTGAATTTGCAAAGCTGTAATCAGTCTTACTGGCTAGCAGGTTAGTAATCCTGATTCTTTGACCTTCTTTTAATGTGGTGCAAAGGCTGCTTATCTCAAAGGTCTAGCTTCCGCTTTTGAAGGTTACAGTGCCATTCATAGTGTGCCACCAAGTCTGAACAGTCTTATTTTCAAAGGCTGAATAAGTGCCTATATCATTTGACCCTATAGTAAAAGATTCCCCTTTGCTTCCGTTCAGCCTGAAACCAGTTCCATCTTTATTCACATTGACTGTTCCGTTCACCTCTGTATCACCATTCAGCACTATCTTTTTATCATTGACCTGCAAAGAAATATTATTAACCTGAAGCTGTATCTTTTCAGCCGTCTGTTCAAGTGTTGAAATACTGTCCTTATTTCCGTTAATATCCTTAGTGTGGGATTCTACTGTAGATTTAAGACCGTTTGCAGTTTGTTCTAAGTTAGTTATTTTAGTAGTGTGTCCGCTTACAGTACCATTAAGGCTGTTTATCTATGTGGTATGCTGTGAAACAGTTGTAGAAATACTGTCTGCCTTCTGTGTCAAGGTAGAAACATTATTACTAATCTGATTTACCTGCTGCTCTGTATTCTGTACCCTGCTTCTAATCTAATCAGTAATTTCAAGCACAGCCAAAGCAGCCATCTGAACTGGTACTATTCTTCTATCTAGAATCTAACTACCATTCATCAGCTGAACTTCAAAATATTCAGTATCTTCATTTCTGTTATTGCCGTACTGCTGAAGATAAGCCTTCTTAGTGTAGGAAGGCTGTGAACTGTAGGAAAGATTTATATAGCTGCTTTGTGTGTTATCCTTAATTCTTACATAATAGCCCCCTGAAGAAGCCGTGATAGTGCTGGCATTAGCCCCGACTATATGAATAATCTGATACTTCAAATCTACATTCAAATCACCGCCTGAATCTACTTCTGCTGATTCCTTCAGTGGCTCTATCTTATAAAATTCCGCATCTTTGCCTATCATTTCTGAAGGTTCAGGTGTCCACACAGCGTCAGGGTTAGCACCCCTTTCAAGTTTGTACCCTGCTACATAAACAGCCCCAGTTCCTACAGCCTTCTGAACCCTGCACCTTATCACACCTGACTTAGTACACTTCACAGTTACAGCTACTCTAGTCCATTCCGAAGATTCAGGAATATCCTTCTGCTGTGGGGTAATTTCAGCACCACCATCAACCTCAAAGTAAAATCTAATATCACCGCCTTCTGACTTTACAAAAGCTGAAAAGGTGTAGGTAGTACCTTCTTCTGCTAAGTAATCCTGATAAATGCCATAGCTATTTAGTTCCCTTTTCATCACCTTACAGCCTAAATAAGTTTCTTTTGTATCAGTCCAGTAGTTCAGATTCTTCCACCATTCACCTTCAAAATCTCTAGAACCTATAAGAAGATTACCGCTATAGCTGTTACCATCTTCACCTTTTTCACCTTTTTCACCTTTTTCCCCTGCTTTGCCATCTGAACCAAACTTAGCTACACTGTAGCCTACAGTAATTGTTCCGTCAGAATAGGTTACTGTGGTTCTAGTCCAAAGATACTTTGCAGGGGGAATGTAGGGAACTTTAGAAGTCCAACCTGAAGTAGGCACTGTAACACCGCTAGACCCTTCAGCATATTCAACTACTGAAGAAACTATAGTGATAGCCTTATAGTCTACATAATCTTCAAGCCTTTGCCCTGATTCCATCTTAAAGTTACCCCTGACTTCCGAACCGTTTGCAGCAAAGTAGGTGTATTTATGGCTACTCAGGTCAAAATCATTTACTCCTTTATATTGACAAATCAAAGGGGCTTTCAGGGAAGGGTCTATAGAAGAATAAGCAGCCAAATATATTGCATTTTGTCTTAATTCATCATTAGACCTAGAACCCAACATAGCAATTTCATCACCTACTTCAGGATTAACTACACCGTCATAATCCGCTTTAGTGTTATAAGTATTGCTTCCAGTGATTTCTATGTAGTGAAAATCTTCACCGTCAATAGTTTCAGTGCCTACACCAGTTACTAAAGTCCAATAATATTTATTACTTACATTGTAGGAAGTTCCTTCAGCAGCGTTAAAGGTCTGACAAATTGCCTAATCTCCAACCTACCACATATTTGAAATAGCCTTATCACCGTTCTTAGCCCTGAAATATAGTCTGTAGAAGGCTGGGTTAAGGTTTATCATTCTGACTTTTTCTACTTTGAACCCATCAGCAGGTGTAAGAAGAATAGCACCCCCAGCAGCTTTGATTTTATCTATAATCAGTTCAAAGAAGTGGGCTGATTTAGTAACTGTAAGATTTTCAGTAACAATATCTACCGAAGAAAGGGCTTTAATCACTGCTTCTTCAAAGTCCAATTCAGACCCTGATAGGCTTCTTATAGTTCCTGAATCTGCTGTAAGGGTGTTTGTAGTTATCTTTTCAGCGTCTACATCTCCTATAAACTTCTTTCCTATCACATTATTTCCTGCTGTAATATCACCATCTGCTGAAATATTACCACCTACACCATTATCAGCCTTAACATTCAAATCACCGCCTTCAGCCGTGATATTTTGCACGTTTGTTAAATCCCCTGAAACATCGGCTGTTCCGTTGAAGGGCTATCCGAATATCAGGTGGGTTTCCTTCAATCTTTGGGCTTCTTCACAGATTTCAGCAATAACAGAAGAAGTGGCACTGATTACGGTAGTAACCCCTGAAGCCCTTACAGAAAAAGAGCCATTTTCTTTAGGCACATTGTACTTATTTATTTTCATTTCTTTTCAATTAGTTTTATTACCTGCTTATTCTGCTTAAAGTCAATATTAACGCAATCCACTATAAAATCTCTGTCAGCTATTGTAGTATCTTTATAAAGCCCATAAATCCTATTATCATTTCTAAGGGATAGATTCAGGATTACAGAAGGGGAACTGTACTGGTTCACTAATTTATAAATCAGGTGTTCTTCCTGCCTAAGACCTGAAGCAGCTTCTATGTTATCCGAACCTACCCAAGCAGCTTCCCCTGAAATGCAAGCCCTATTAAAGGTTTTATCCAGATACTGATAAGCCGAACCCTATTTATAGGCTACAGCACTGTAATTAGGCTTTTTGTTATCCCAAGTAGCTATCTTAAATTTGATTTCCGCAAGTTCAGCGACAAAGGTATCATTTATAATATTTGTATAAACTGTGTCAGAATCATTATTATCACCGAAAGAAGGGTCAGCCACTACAGCCTTCATAGCAAAATCTTTAATAAACATACAGCAGGGCTTTAGATTCTCATTCCCAAAATTAGGGTCATAAGGCTTATAAACAGTCAGCACTGGCACACCTCCCACTAATCTATCTTTAGGAAGGGGTATCATTTGCCCTGATTCCTTACTGCCTATCTTCCAACTAACATTATTCACTATAGGATGGAACTTAAAAAAGCAGTTATCAGCCTTCCTATCATCTTCAGGGGCATTATCCTTAATGTATTTCAGCTTAAAGGTACTGACTGCTTCAGTCCACTGTGAACCGTTCCAATAAAGATTATTCCACTTCAGCTTACAAAGCAGATAGCCTTCACCTGCTGCCATAGTTCCTGAATTTCCTAACCAGTACTTACTGACTGGGTAAGGGTAATAATTAAATTCGTGAAACATAATGCTTCCTGATATTACTAAGTAGGAATTTTCACCGCCGAAAACCAAAGCAGTATCATTCATAGTAGTTTCAAAGAAAGGGTACTGTGTTATGGCACTGTTAGGGATATGATTACTTACTGGGGAAGTTGAGCCAGTAGGGTTAATGAACATTATATAGTTAGTAAATTCAATCTTATTTATATCATTGTACTTTAGTAGATTCTCAAAGATTTCATCATTATTAGCCCCTGAATAGTAGTCCTTTCCCCTTTGCACAAAGAACTTAGCAGCTGTAGCCCCACACATAAACATAGTATCAGTATAGTTCAAGCCCTTCACACTGTCTGTTATATCCCTTCCGCTGCTGTCATACTTAAAGAATCTGTAGGAAGGACTATCATAATACTTCACTAATACCATATCGGGGTCTGTTACTTCCATAGGCTTCACTACTACCCCTATAGTATTTGTATTGTCTGACTTATCACCGCCTACTTTGCTTTTAATGAAAGTGCCGTACATCCCGCTATCAAATCCAGTTTGCTGTGGAACAGCTATCTTTTCATCATAATCCTTAGTAATGTTAATCAGGTTAGAAAACAAATCAGGTATAAGATTATCATAAGTGTATAAATCAGCCTTAACCGAAACTTTATTATAAACATTATCTAAGGAAAGTGTAGCCCCTGATTCACTATAATCTTCTGCTTTGATGGTCTTACTGAAGCTGATAGTTTCCAGTGTAGGGGCTGAATCCTCATCGACGGAATATTTATAGTAGGTGTTTATTCCGTGCTTTATAGCGTCATAATCTATAAAGTAGACCTTATCACCGTCAGCTACAGCAGTAAGCCCTAGATACTGACAAACTTCTTCTAGAACTTCCTGCATAGTCCAAGCTACATCTTCATCAGTTTCTTTATCTTCTTTTCTGTCAAAAAAGTTTTCTTCTGCTATATAAAGTTTGTCCAGTACAGTGTCAGTTTCCCCCTTAGTAAGCTGAATGTTATTGCTTACAAAGAAGTGGCTGTAGGCATTGCAACTTCTAAGCAGCTTCCTGATAAGGTAAAGGAAAGGTACTACCTGCTTTTTGTCAGTGCTATACTTTATATATTGCAGGGTAGAAAGGGCATCTATACATTCTATTTCAATTTCTTCCCTTTCTTCTACAAAGCCCATATCATAAAGATTAGGGGTAGTGTACCCAGTCCACACTATTGCCCCTGATTCATTTGAAAGAACTACTTTTGTACCCTATGCTTTAGGGCTGTAAATATCAAAGTTGTAATCAGGCGTAATAATTGAAACTGTAGCTGTCTGATACTTCACTGGGCTATAAATAGTCTTATCATCAGAATCCATTTCAGTAACAAAGGGGTTTCCCCCTAGTGTTACTGTTTTGGTCTGATTTCCTGAATTTGTAGTGATAGTTACCTTATAGACCTTATTCTGAATATCGGCAAAACTTCCGCTATAAATCATAATCACTTAATTTTACTTAGTTTGTTATCATAGTTCCGAAGAACCCCTTTCAGCTTAGAACCTGCTATTTCAAATTCTACCCTTCCTGAAGCACCTTTACCAAATCCACCGTCTAAGGCTCTGAACAGTGTTCCCTGCTGCTTTTGGTTCAGAATCATTTCACCTGCATTAACCCTAGCCAGCAGTTTATCACCGTGAAAAGAACCGCCTGAAATTACACCGCCATCTGCAAATTTACCTGCAAAGGAAGCAAATAGGGCTGTAATTGTCGCTATGATACTGGCAATAGCAGCCAAGTTAGCAGGGAAGGGTAAACCTGAAGCTGAAGCAGTGCCTGAAGCTAAGGCTTCACCTTCCTTTGCACCTATCAGGGCTACAACCTACGGAATAATCTGTGCTACAGCCTGCATAGTCTATCCTGCCATCTCAAGCATAGCACCGCCAGTTCCCCCTATAGCTTCTGATAAGGAACTGAAGGCACTTCCGAAACTACCAACAGCCGAAGAAACAGATTCCATATTTTTGTGAAAAGTTTCTACCGCTTCAGCTGCTGTTTGCAGTCCTTCAGCATTTACATATAATTCAATAGGCTTCAATCCTAAAGCAGTAAGTTCAGCATTTATGGCTTCAAGCTGATTCTTAGCTTCATCTATATCAATAATCTTCAGTTTATAATCAGCCTAAATTTGCTGCACCTGCTGTTCAGCGTTCTAATATGCTGTTCTTTTCTGTTCTACTATTGTAGGGGTCAGTTTGACTGGGATAGGATTCAGACCCAATTCTTCCAGCCTTTTGTTAATATCGGCTATCTGTGCTTCAGCAGCAGCTACATCTAGAATAACCCCCATTTTCAAATCTTCTTCCACCTAACTAATCTGACCTTTTGCTTCTTTGTAAGCATTTCTTTTCAGCTGTTCAGGTGAAGGGGTAGATTCAGGTTCTAACAGTCCATTTCTAATCTTCAGTTCCTTAATCTGCTGCTGTAGGGCTGTTTTTTCCTGAAGAATCATCTACAGCCTTTCAGGGCTAACATTAGTGTTCTTCAGTTCATCTTCAAGCCGTTTATATTGTGCTTCCAAATCAGCCAAAGACCCTGATTCATAAGAAGGGGCTGAAGGTCTGTCTGTAGTGGGGTGATTCCCTGAAGGGTCTGTGTCAGTTGAGGGGCTGAAGTTAAGGCCGTTTGCTTCTATAACAGCGTTAGCTTCATTTATTTTTGCAGTGGCAAAATCCACCGTTTTATTCAAATCAGCTTCAGCCTACTGTTTCACAGCCCTATTAGTTTCATTAGCCTTTCTGATTCTGTAGGCGTTCACTTTGTCTATAACAGTCTGTGATTCCTGATATTCTGTAGTGTCATATACTGTAGAACCGCTTCTTTTTGTGGTGGTTTTCTAATTGAAGTCTGCAACAGTTACCCCTGCTGCTTTCATTTCATCAGTAATATTAGGATTATTTGATGTCCAACCTGAACCCCTGCCTGAATATTTGTGATAATAGCCCCCACCTGCTACGGTGTTATCAGCTTCCATTATCCTTTTGTAATATTCAGTGTAGGCTTCAGTAAGCATAGACTAAGCAGCCATAGCGGAAGCCCTAGCTTTAATGGCTGTAACTACGTTCTATGTATTATTTACAAATACATCTTCAGCAGCCTTCAAATCACCTACCTTAATCCCTAAATTCTTAAATTCTGTCTGATTATCCTTTATCCACTGTGTTTTCTCTGCTGTGTTCTTCAGGTTTTTCCACTCGGTCTGTAGTAGCTTATATTTTCCTATCAGCTGCCCCGTAGAAGAAGCTAAATCAGAATTAAACTTATTCTGTGCTTCCTTCACTTTGTCAATAGCCTTAGCTTCCTTTTCAAGTTCATCTTTAGAATCTGAAGTAGCTAAGGCATAAGTACCCAAAGCCACAGCACCTACTAAGACTAATCCAGTCCAATCGCCTAGCAAAGCCTTTGCTACAGCCTTAGCTACATTCCAAGCCTTCTGTGCTGTAGTGTTCACTACTGTAGCAGCTGTGTTAGCTGAAGTAGCTGTAGTGTTCACTGTGGTGGCTACGGTGTCTGAAGCAGTTGCAGCAGTGCTGGCTACCTGCCTAATCTGCTTCAGCCTTAACATCAGGGCTGAATCCTTATTTAGTACATTAGCAATAGCCTGAACACCGTTCAGAACTGCCATAACACTTTGCACTTTCATTATAGCCTTAGCTACATCTTCATTTTCTGTACCTAGCAGCCCCATCACACCTGTGGCTACAGAAGCTGCACCTGCTACACCCTGAAGCCCCTAAGCCATAGCTTCAAGTTTGAAGTTATCATTAGCGAACACATTAGTGGCTGTAGAAGCGTCTGAAATAGCGTCTGCATAAGTACCTGCCTGCTGTGCCATCTGATTGAATAAATCAGTATTGCTTAGACCGTCTAGATTCATCTAAGCCATCAGGGTTTTCAAATCCCTTAGCTTCCTTTTTAAGGGGGCTGTAGACTGTTCTATTGTTTGGAATTTCTGACTTAGCTAATCTATATTTGAAGTAGCTGAACCTACTTCCTGAAGTTTCTGCTTCACACCGTCTATAGTGCCTGAAAGATTATCCTAGCCAGTGAATCTTACAACATAATCAGTAGCCATATCAGTTATTTAATTTAGTCATATATTGTTTAGCTTTTTCTTTCAACCTCTCTACATCTGCATTTGAAATAGAAGTATCATCTTCTTCAGGCTTATCCCAGTAGAACTTAATAATATCGGAAGGCTTCAGCTTCTTTGTACTGTTACACTGTGCTATTATGTAAGCTGTCATTCTAGACTGTTCCCAGTTATCCCTGAAGGCAAAGTGCTGATATTTCAAAGCAGCCCTTACTTCATACATCTGCATTTTATCCAAGACATATTCAGGGGGATAATGAAGCTGAAGTGTTAGAATAGCATACAGTTCTGTAAAACTTATCTTTTTTTTTCATCGTCTGCTTCATCACCTGAAAAAAGATTATCCTGCTTCTGATAATCTTCCACTACCTTAGTCAGTTGTGAATACAGTTCTTCGTCAGTGTCTACTGCTTCTATATATTCTTCCCAGTCCAATACATTATCAGGATTATTTGCGAGAATCAGACAATAGAAGAAAAGGTAGTTATCAAACAGTGTAGCTATATTGAAGGGCTTTCCAGTTATCTGTTCAAAGATGAATAAAGCCCTGATAGTGTACTTTACTTTGTAATCCTTATTTTTAATTTTGATAGTCATAGCCTTAGTTAAAATAATATCCCTTTACACCCTTCAGAAAAAGGCATAAAGGGATAAAGTTATTATTTATTCGCTGTTACCTTAGTTAAAGCACCTACGCCAGTGAAGTCTACCTTAATAGTAGCGTTTTCACCGTTAGGTGCGTTCTTCTCTAGATTAGTTATAATCATCTGACCAGTGTAGCCATCCCCAGCCTTAGCAGTCCAACCTGCTGTGGGTACTGTGTCTAACTTATTTTCATCTAAATTAGTTGAATTGCCTTCAAGGGCGAACACTCCAGTAATAGGCTTTCTAGCTATCATATAATTAAACAGCTCATCAAAGCCTATACCTGCTGAAGAATCCCCACAAAGGTTTTCACTGCTGCAAGTCCAACTAAGCACACCTACTTCAGAAGTCTACCACTTTCCACCTGAATCCTTTGAACTGGTTTCCTTTGTATCGGCACTTATTGAAAGTGTGTGTGAAGTAGCATAAGCTATAGATTTACCGCCTACAAATAGCATTAAATCACCACCTTTAATTACGCTCATATTATTTCTATATTAAAGTTCAATTTTTGTATAAAAGTATCTTCTAAAAAATCTTCATCGGCATTGGTAAGGGTTACTTCCCTAATATTTACACCGTTGTAAATTCCCCTAGTTCCTTCCATCTTTTCCTTAACCTATTCAGCTAAGTTAATGCTGTCAGGATATGAATTTGAAGCTATGATAACTTCTACTGAAGCAGATTCCTTATAGCTGTATCTGTCTTTAGTTGAAGCAGGGGTTAGTCCGCTTCTTCTATAAACTACAAAAGGGTAAGTAGTGCCTTCATCAGCCACTAGGGGGTAAACTCTATCTATTCCGCTAAGAATAGCTTTTATCGCCTTTCCTATTTGTAATCCGCTCATTCTGTACTGATTCTTTTTAATGATTCTGTTATAGAATTGCTTATTATGCCATTCACATCATCAGCCTTCTGTCTAGCAGACTGAAAGAAATATAAAGCCCTGATATTACCTCTGTTTGCCTTCTTCTTTGTCTGCCTTAGCTTTGTTCCCCTTTCAAAGAACTTCAGCCTGAAGTCACCCATAACATTTACAGCTACTTCACAGTAATCTTTATCAGCCTTCAGCCTAATACCGCTTTCCATAGTTTTGCCGTTCCATCTGTTTGGGGTTGAAGCACCTGAACCCAGTTTGCTTCTAAGCTGTGATTTTGTTTCCTGCATTAGTTTCTATCCACCTGCTTTGAGGGCTGAAAACAGAATCTGCTTCCTGCTTTCAGAATCTAAAGCCCTGAAAAGATTCTACAGCTAAGAATCATTTACTGCCACATTACTCATTTATCAACTCTGTTTTTATAATAAGCTGCTGAAGTGCCTTATCTTCTTCTATAGACAAAATTCTGTATTTCCTGCCTTCCCATAGGATTCTCATTCTTTCAGTTATTTTGTGATAGATTCTAGCAGTAAAGATAACTTCATAGGCAAAGATAATTTCATTATTTTCATTTGCCCTGCTTCCGCTGCTGTAGGTTACTTTAGCCCTAGTTTTCGGAATATGCTGAACCCACTGAAGGCTGTTAGCCCCAAAATCATCACTGACTACTTCAGGCTTTTCTACGGAAATAACGCTGTTTAATAATCCTGCTCTCATATCGCCTTTAAGGAATGAAGTAATACTTATAAAGCCCCAGCAAGTAGTCTAGGGTATAAGGCACTTTTACAGCCGAAGCATAAGCTACTGGTTCTCTGTTTGCATACAAATTTCCTATCAGAAGAAGAATAGAATGAAGGATAGCAGGGGGAAGTTCCCCCTTACTATCTTCAAGTTCAACTAATGGCTAATCTATATGTTTAGATACAGCTTCTTCAGCAGCCTAGATTAAAAAAGTAATGTAAGAATCATCTTCAGAAAAGGAATCATCTAGATTTAAGTGCTTCTTTGCTGTTTCTAATTCTACATACATAGCGAAGATTCTTTAGTATCAGGCTTTAGCAGCAGGAAGTTTCTTAGCTACAAAGGCTTCAGGGCGTCTGGGTTTAGCGTCAAAATAAGCATTAACCACTAATCTAACTTTGCCGTTTGCAGCCTGTGTATAAGGGTCTACGGTCAAATCAATACCACCGAATTGTGCTATAATATAATCATTGAAATTACCCAGTACAATACCCTTACAGTTAGTAGTACAAAGTGCCTGAACACCATCAATTTCAGTACCTTCCATCAGGAATCTACCGCTGCCTGAATCCTTTGAAGTAGTTTTAAGGGCTGCTTTTACAGCAGGTGAAACAATATATTTCACATTACCGCCTACATTAGCTTCTTCTAGGGTCTGCATAAGCCCCACTATATTCTTATAATCTACAGCAGCGAGGGCTGAAGCACCGTTAAACATTCCAGCAGGGGTTTTGGTATCACCTGCACCTTCACCTAAAATTGTAGCTTCAAGTTTTTGTGTGATAGCCCTTACTATATCGGCTCTAAGAAGGGCTTCAGCTGAAACTGAATCCTGAATAAGGAACTGCTTTGAAATATCAATATAAGCAGTTATTCTTTTAGGCTCTAATGTCACTTCAGAAAAAGTTCCTGCACCATCTTTAGCTGCTTCTATTTCACCTGCCCAGCCTACATTAGAACCGCTGTAAACTGGAATAGACACATTCCCGACTAATCCCGTCATATAGTTTGCACCTGCACCAGTAAGCACTAAATTAGCTCTGAGGGGTTCCAAAATATTAAGTTTGTCAGTTGCTACTGCTTCCTGACCTGCTGTGGCTACTGTAGCCTAAACATCAGCTCTTTCTTCTACTGGAAGCTGAATCTGTCCGCTGTAAGAAAGTCCTGCTTTTCTCATTTCAGAAACACCCTGATTCACTACTTCCTGACTTCTTTCGTCTAGCTGTCTATTATTCGCTACATCATTTATAGCCTTCAAAAGTGAAAATTTTTCCATTTTAGTTTTAGTTACTTCTTTATTAAGTTTATCATTCAAAGTTCTTAGTTCATCTTCTACTGCTGTAATCTGCTGTTTCAGGGATTCAAATTCAGTAGATTCACCTTCATTCAGTTTTCTTTGCTCTGACTGTGCTTTACTAATCAGGGCTTCAGCCTGATTCTTCAGCTGTTCTTTCTTATCTATTAGTTCAATACTGTTCATAGGATTTCTTTTCTAAGATTACTGAAATATTCATCTAAATCTTTATCCTTTGCCTTTGCTTCTTCAAGTCCTCTAGTGTTGACCGAAGTAGCTTCATAAGCTGCCCTATAGACTGGGCTAACATCAAAAAGGGAAGATATACTGTTAATAGTTCTCAGATAGCTGCCATCACTTCTTTTAGTCCAATTGTCGGAAGCTACTTTGAAGGCAAAGGAAGAAGTGGAAATATCCCCCCTTCTGATTCCTTCAAGTAGTTCATCACCTAAAGAAGTGTTAGGGGCTTCAAAGCTATATTTTAATCCCCTTTCATCTATTTCTAAGGTCAGGCTTCCTTTGCCCTAATTACACCTAGCAAGTACACCCTTATCTTCATTATGATTAAGCAGACAAAGCACATCTGACCTTTCTAAAACACCTTCTAAGGCACTGGGTAAAATTACTTCATTGAAGCCACCTAAGTCCTTTGATTCTGAATTAAAAACAATAGCATAGCCACTTACATTCCTGCTTTCAGGGTTTTGGCTGATACTGTCTACTGTCATTCTTCTTTCTACCATATTAAATACAAATTAAAGTAAACTTATACTTCATTAGTTATTCTGTTATCGGTGGGCTGATTCTTTGCAGCTACTTCTATGTTTGAAAGGTTACACTGTACAAAGTGAGTATCACCCCCTTCTATCTTCTGCATATCCAGTTCCTTCCTTATATCATTTGAACTTACTACACCTATATTAAACAGCGTATTATAATAATTTGCTAGGCTCTGCTTATCAGCCCTAAGTAGTCTGGCTGTGTCAAATCTTACATCTATATTTTCCTTTTCGGAAGGCTTATATAGTTTCCTTTCAAACTCTAATTCTATCTTTTCAAGTAAGGGGCTAAGTGTGTCTGTGAGGAATGAAAGGTTAGTGGCTTCTACAGTTGAATAGCTAGATTTTGACAAATCAAAAGCCTTCACTGGTGAAACACCGAAGAACCTGCAAATATCAATTACATTAAACTGCCTAGTTTCCAAAAGCTGTGAATCAGCAGGATTAACAGTAATGGGTTCAAACTGCATATTTCCTTCTAATACTGCTACACCGTTAGGCTGTCCAGTAGAAGGGCTGAAGGCACTTTGCCAGCTGCTTTTCAAATCTGTTTTCTGCTTTGTGGTCAGGGTACTTTGAACCGTCAAAATTCCTGCTAAGTTTGCACCCCCTTTGAAGAATCCTGAAGCGTGGGCTTCACTGTCTGCTGAAAGTCCTAGGCTGTTTCTAGCGTGCTGTAGGGTACTGATTCCTTCTATTCCGTCATATGTGAAATTCAGAATATGAATCATATTGCAGGATTCAATCACATTGCCTATTCCAGTAATACTGTAGGCTGTGTTATCCTTCAGGGTTTTAGGTCTGATTACCGTTACTAAATCTGAAGGAATGTAGTGTAAAGCAGTTGCATTTCCTTCACTATCCCTTTCTATATAAGCGTAGCCATTTCCATTCAGAAGGGTACTGACTACTAAAGTCTTTATGAAGGTAAATCTGCTCATTCTCTAATTAGGTTCACTGTTCAGAAGTCTATAGGAAGGATGGGAAGTAAATTTGACTTTATAGCCTTCCGAATCTATTCTATAGGGTTCTAGGGGTAGCTGTGCCACCGAATCACTAATTACTTCTACACATCTGTAGACCGTGCTTAACAGCATAGCTTTACTGGCTGTGTAGTTGTTTGCACCGTTATAAAGCAGGTAGTCAAAGCCACTGCTTCTTTCCTCTACCTGCTGCTTCTTATTCTTCTTAAAAATATTCATCACTTTAATATTACTAATCCATTAGTTTTTTGTAACTTTGCACATAACATTGACCTTATGAAAGTTTCTATTTACATATTTTCAATTACACTGCTTTTAAGCAGTTGTGTTGAAGGTACATCTTCTAAAAGCAATAATATAGAAGTAGATTCTGAAGAAGTTGCAGTAGTTGAAGAAGTACCTATGCCAAACTATACCCAATCCCCTAATAACACATATCAACCTGAAGAATCTGAAGTGTATATAGATTGGGATAGAATAAACACTGAAGCAAATTCTGAAAGTGATAATACCTACACTTATTCTTATTCAGAATCATACGATTATAATAATAGCAACCAGTCAAAATATTCCAATTATGAACCATCATCAAATGATTGTGAAGGGATAGTAGTGTATGAAGGTCGTGGAGATTATTTTATAGTTGAAACTAGAAGGGGATTCACAGTTTTAGAAGTATATAATGGCATACTCTATGAAGACCAAAAAGTTAAGGGTAAACTTAATTCTTATAATTGGCATTATATTTTGAATGTAAATAGAGATTCAGAAGTAAGAGTTTACATAGAAGATTATATGCTTTCTGCTGAGAGAGCCATAGAATGGTTAGGGGAACATAACAAATTGAAATATAATGACCAAGAAATCTATGATAGAGAAAATGATTAAATACTGATTATTTCATTACTGAAGTGGGGTGTAGTCAGATACATACCTAAAGCCTGAATCATAGCTATAGCCCCATCTATCTTCTTTGCTTTGATAGACTTATTCGGCTTCACATTGCCATTATGGTCAGACTTCAAAGTAACATTCTTAAAACACCATCTAGTTATTTCGTTATTCTCTATCTTACATTTGCCTGATAGCAGAAGCCTTTCCATCTCTCTAGTAGGCTTATTGAAGTTACCTAGACTTTGTGAATATTCTTCTAAGGGTAGTCCTAAATCAGTAGCTGAAATAGCCCACTGTGTAGCGTTATATTTGTCATAGCCTACTTTCTATATACTGACCTTTTCACCGAACTTCATTATATCATTAGTAATATAATCATAGTCTGTTACATTTCCTTCCGTGATAGTCAGTAGCCCCTGCTGCTTCCAGTATTTGTAAAGTTCCCTATCTGCTTTTTCCTTCAGGGCTGATTCAGGTAAATAGTAATGATTCCAAAAGTAATAAGTGCCGTCATTCACTACCAAATAACTGACCGCTGTAAGGTCTGAAGTCGCTGCTAAGTCTACACCTACATAGCAGGGAAGTTCTTTTAGCTGTTCAAAGTCTATTTTACAGCTAGCCTTTATAAGATACTGTTCAGGTAGCCAAACTTCAGCAGTATCACACCATAAATTCAGGGTCTTAGTTTTCACACCTACTTCTTCAGAAGGATTATTTATGGCACTTTGCACCTATTCCTTAATATATTTTTCAGTTACTGTTACATTCAGGTTAGGGGTACACTTCACCCAGTTCTTCTGTTCAGTCCAATCATCATCATTATCTAGGCTGTAGATGGCTATAAACATTGAATCATCTTCTTTCAATCCGTTCAGAATTTCTATGGCTGTGCTTCTCAGTCTGTAGCAGGGTAAAGTCTTATCAAATCCTGCTGTGGTGATAGTACAAAGGTGGGGGTTCTATCTCATACCCATAGAAGATTTTATTACATCTCTAACCCTGCTGTTCTTTGCGCTGTGGTACTCATCGACAAGACCGAAGGAAGCGTTAAAGCCATCTAACTTTGAATCATCGGCTGCAAACACTTTCAGCTTACTGTTATTCGCATCAAATAAAATACTATCCCTATAAGCCCTTAACACCTTTGCTTTAGGGTCTAACTGTTTGGCAAAGGTAGAACAGAAACTGAAGGCTATCTTAGCCTATTCTTTACTGTTTGCAGCCAAATCTACTTCAGCACCATCTTCACCGTCTGCTATAAGATAGTAAAGGCACAAAGCAGCGGCTAAGGCTGTTTTTCCGTTCTTTCTACTGACTTCAATATAAGAACTGGTAAACCTTCTTTCACCGCTATCTTTCCAATAGAAGCCTAGAATATTAGCTATAATAAACTACTGCCAATCTTCTAGAATAAAGTTCTTCCCTGAAGATTTACCTGCAAAGTGTTTCAGCGTACTTATAAAGCCTATAGCCCTATCTACTACAGCTTCCTTAAATTCTAAATCTTCCCTTTGCAGGTCTGATAAGAACCTGCTGCAAGCCAACTTTATATTATCGCCACAAATTATTCCCCCTTCAGTAACTTCTTTTGCATATCTGTAATAAGGCTTCATTTCATCTAGCTTTTATGAATAAACAGCTTTTCTACTGCTGTTTTTGACGCACCGCCTAAATTACTGTTTATTCCCTTCTACCATATACATTCAAAATCATCAGGGGCTGAATATTCAGATACATATACTTTGAAGCCTTCAGCCACCTTAGTTCTGACCCAATCCCAAAACTTAACAGAATCAAAGCTGTTATCATATTCTGCTGTTCCGCTATAAGGTGGGTCGCAATAGATAACAGCCCCTTCAGGTATATCCAAATCTTCATAACTACAGCAGAAGAACTGGATTCCCTTCAGCTTTGCCCTTTGCTTCCTGAAGTTGTTTATATGTTCCTTCTGATAGTGTTCTATCTTCCCTGACTTCTTCAGTACATCATTTCTAACATAGCTTTTGAAGAACATTCCCCTGAAGCTGCATATAAAGCCACAGAAGCCTACATACCAATCAGGGAAGGATTCAGGGTTAGCTTTCACCTTCTGCCATTCTTCTTTGCTGATATATTCAGGAAGTTCACCCTGATACTGAAGCAGGGCTACTAAGTAGGGGTTACTGTCTGCTGCTATCCTCTAACTGTGTTCTATCTTATCAATCATATTACAGCCACCTGCAAAAGGTTCTACATAGTAAACACCTTCTTTAAGGTCTGCTGTCAGGTAAGGAAGAAGTTCCTTAGCTATTCTGTTCTTACTACCCATATAGACCATTACCGAACTTCTATTTTACTGTTCTTAACAAAGGCTTCTAAAGGGGATTCTTCCGCTTCTGTAGTCATCTTTGCCAGTTTAGTCCTAGCCTTAGCAGTAAGCCCAAATTCCATCATTACCTTCATTGCTGAAGTTTGAGCGTCTTTAGCTATCTTAATTGCAGGGTGTGGGGCTATGTTTCCTCTGTCGGAAGTTACGGTTAAGCCATCTTTTTCAAGCTGTTTATTTGCCTGAATAAACATTGAATAGTTCCGTGCCAACATAGTCAAAGCAGCTGTATCTACATTTTCCATTACACCTTTGCTTTCAAGCATATCACAAACATTCTGCATATAAGCCTTAGCTTCTTCCTGAATATCATCGGGAATAATAAAATTTCTTTCCATTAGATTTTTTCTTTTAGTTGAACTTTTTTTCTATCTACAGAAATACAAAGAAAAGTAAACCTGACCCTGAATAAGTGCTTTTGTAGTGCTGCTATTAGGATTTTATTTAGCCTATTGCAGGGGTCAGAAATTCTGCTTAACTTTGCAGTATAAAGATTTGGGTATTAGGTTTTTATTGTCTATATTTGCTTAATCTGATAAACCTATGAAAAATATGAAGTACACAAAAGAAACTATCAGTTTTAAGCCTACCCCTTAGCAGCAGTTTGAACTGGAAAGCATAGCTAAGAAGTATGGGGTCAGGAAGTCAGTAGTTATAAGAATGATTATTGATAAGTTCTTAGCGGAATATGAAACAGCTGAACTGGGATAAGTACAGAAGAATGTAGTGTAACATTGATAAGGCTATTTGTAATTCAGCCGTTTC